GGCTCTTTCGCCACCGAAGGCCGTGGTCCTTGCGACTCGCGTGGACCCGTACCCACTTCAGCGCTCGCCTTTAAGGCACGAGCTCTCCACCGTTCCCAAAGGCCGTAGATAGCAGACATTGGTTGTTTGACCGCTTCGTCCGTCAACTCGGTCACCCCTAACCGAGAGCCGAACTCAGAGATCGCACTCGCTCTATCCTCTACCACGCCTACAACCTGCTTAAAGATCGCAGACGCTTGTACGGCCAAGAGTTTGATATCGAGACGCTGTAGATGCTTAAGGGAAGCTCTAGCTTTCTCTTCGGAATCTTGGAACTTCACGATACTAGTGTTAACCTTCGACTCTAGGTATCTTTCAACCGGGGTTGGTAACGGGTACTTCGACTTAGGAGAGTGCCGGGCTAAACCCTTCACTTCCCCTTCGCCAAAGAATAGCCGAGACACTAACTCATCAACACGGGCCACCAGCGGATCCAACACCTCAGTTACGAGGGGCTGTGCCCAACTATTGAACCATGTCATGGAATCAGGTCCGTATAGAACCCCAAGCATCGGACCCTTGACAGCCAACCAGTCAATCCAGGTCGGACGCGCCAAGACCGTCTGAGCAGATGGATGGGACGCGATAACGAGGAACGCGCGGAGTCTAGACGGGATATTCTCCCACTTCGCTCCCACGCGCGCCACGGTCCGCATCCCAGCACCAAACGCCAACGCTACCTGGGCAGCTGTTAGGTTCAGTCCCATACTACTAACCCGCTGAAGAGCAGCGATACCCCCAGACAAGGATGTCTGAGAGACCGACCACAGCTTCCACGGGAAAGCAGCGCAGTCCTTACCTTGCACGAATACTTTCTTTGCAAACTCACATGATAAATTGTCATTCACCATGGATTTGGAAATACCGATACCCATACCCAGCCACTTACATAAACGTTGATACCGGTTTGCAACGGCAACGTCAGCAATGACGATGTCGTCTCCCAGTAAAGCGTAAAGCTTGAACCAACCCTTATGTCCCGCTAGATAAGCGGCAAACTGCACAATTGCATGATGCGTAAGCGCAAATACCGCCCACGAGGAGTAAGCACCCATAGGCTGACCCACCGCATACCGTACGACTCTAGGAAGCTTTCCTGGCTCCCGTCGAGCTTTGGGCACATGGTAATCCCTTCCTACGAGCAACTCACGCCAAGCAGCAGCGTACGTAACGCCGAATATCACGGCCACTACCAACTCTTGGAGCGCAACAGGACACCTGTCCGTCGCTGCAGAGAGATCAAATGAATGAAACACCGCACCCTTCGGAGCCCTTTTCAGAAGCTCTCGAACGGGCCGCTCTTGATGAAACGTCCCATCTTGTGGGATAGAACGTAACACCTCAAACACAAAATCATGCAACGGCTTAAGGGCGCATTGCGTCCAGTAGTCGACAATAGCAAACACGCGCACTTTCCCAGCTGGCTCCACTTTGGTCGCAATCTTACCCTGGCGAGCCCCCCGCGCAGCGGACTGCGGGAAGCACTCTGCTTCGGACTCGATTGTTCGCCAGAATGATAACGTCATGTTTTGGCTCTCCATCGCATTAAGGAAATTCCACAGGGAATCCCCCCAGGCTCCGGATAACCAAGCCCACGCCGCACCAC